CCATCGGGGTTATATACCTTGTAATTTATCTGACCCGTTCCGTTTGACCGCTTAACGTGTACCGTTATGGGATTGCCGTAAACAGGGTGAGAATTTTCAAAGCTGTTTGAACCGCTACCCGTGGCGATACCGTAATTCCACTGATTCTTCCCCACATCATCCACCGCCACCGCTGTCCTTCCGCTGATGGGGCAGATGTTTTCATACGGTGCGTAGGTGGTTGCGGTCTGTCCTATTTCAAGCTGAAACTCGCTTGTGGCGCTTGCAAAACTCGTTCCCTCTGTCAGCGAAAAACCATTAAGGTATAAGTCGCAATCTTCCGTGACAGTAAACGTAGTAGGTGTATATGGTGATACATTAGCAATGAGCGTTCCGCTGTCGCTGTTCTGAAACAGATTAAAGCCGACAGATATCCCGTCTCGAACCTTTAACGAAAATGTATAAGTAGTATTAGCTTTAATATGCGCTATAACTTTATTATTTCCGCTACTTTCAAATGCTTTATTCTTATACGCTCCCCCAACATACGGAAAAGGCAGTCCATGCAAGTCCTGTATAGGCTCTATGGTGGTCTTTAGTGACCTCGCCTTGCCTCCTGCGCAATCAGTGATAACCACGGGATTGCCGCTTGCGGTCTTTGTGAGGGCTTCTGCTAATACAGAGAGCGTGTTGCCCTGTCCGTCCTGTATGTCACCGTTGAAAGCAACATCATTTCCTGATGCTGCAACAGGAAGCGCATCCTGCTTACCAGCTAAATCGGCAGCTGTTGGTATTTCAAGATCTTCTAAAGATTTATCGCCGGTAAGTGTTACGCTATTTATAGACGGCTTATTTTGCAAAAGGTTATAGTTGGTGGTTCCTCCACCTCCACCACCTTCTTCTATTACTTCTTTTAATTCCAGAAGGAGAGCCTCAATACGACTTTCCGGAGCTTTGTCATACTCTTCTCCATTGATCGTGCTAACGAGGATTTCTTCTTCTCTGCTTTCCGGAAAAATATCTGTCATTGCAGTTTCCTCCTTATTCAAACAATTCTTTGTTTAATTTATATGCAACCCATGCGTCTAACAGAGCTGCTACGTTATCGATCTTTTCTTCATATCGCTTCTTAAGAAGCTTTCTATTACCGTTTGTATCTTCAAGCGTTACACAATTGCCCATTGCAAACTGCATAAGAGACTGATCAAATATAAGTTTACGATCTTCTGCTAAATCTTTTAACTCGCCCAAAGGTATAGACTCAGTTTTAACACCCTGAGGCACTTTCTCAACACCAAATTCTGAATTTTCTGTAACCCAACGATTGACAAACTCTTTTGCACCATACGGGTCATATCCAAAACATTCTACGGTGTATTCGGAGTCATCTATATACTGCATAAGGTCTTCATATACTTCCATCATGTCTAAAACAGTGCAATCTAACACAACGAGACTGTCTTCAGACATAAATTCTTCATACTTTTGTCTTGCAGCTGTAGGTAATTTAGCAAAAGTTCTGCTAGAAATATAAGAACGAGTTTTAATGCCGAATTCGTCTCTTTCCAAAGGGAATAAGAATGTAAAAGCACAGAAGTCATCGCCCTGCGATAAGTCTGCGCCCATAGAACAGGACATTTTCCAGAAATCTCGTTTTCTATGAGGTATAGTTTCGTTATACGTAAAGAAGTATGTATAACCCTCCATAGGTATACCAAATCTTTTTGCTAAGATGTCGTTTTTAGCGGCTGGAACATTTTCAGCTCTTTCAACATCTAACAGATAAGTCTCATACTTAACTGTCAAACCAAGATTCGGATTGGCTTTAAGCCAAATCTGAGGGTCATACTTACCTTCTTCTACTTCTTTTATATCATCAAGTCTATAATACCAGATAGAGATATGAGGAGCATAATATTGACCTTTAAGTATGTCTAAAAGCTCCATTTTTATGCTGTCGCCAGAACCATTTCTTACGGTACCTTCAGAAGACATGGCAACTATCAAGTAGTCATCCATCTTAGATGCACCTTGCTCTATCGCACCTATAACATCTTCTTTGATGTCTCCAGAAAGCCACTCGTCAACTGTCGAGTACTTTGGCCTCAGACCCTGAAGTTTGTCTATAGACATAGGACGGATCTCTAATAACGAGCCCGTAACGAAGTTCTCTATACCCTTTTTTGTAGGGGATAATTTTTGTCTATTAGCTTTACTTCCAGTAGTATTTTGCAACGATCCTTCTGTTAGAAACTTAAACAATGGACCTCTAGATCTTGCGATAGCAGTTCTTATAGGCGATAGAATCTCTTCTGCTTGCCTCATTGTCGGAGCAGTAGTAATCTGATGTGTGGTTGATGTATCTATGTTAAGACCATAATTCTGTATACAGCTACCATACATCGATTTAGCAGCGCCTCGAGCAACAATAAGGTACTGTTTTTTAGTAAGACGGTGTTTTACCCTTTTTGTAGTATACCTACCAGGTTTTCCATCTTTTCCTCTTATAAAAACTTTCTCATCTGTAAAGTAATACCATCCCCAGATCTCTTCGGCCCATAATTTGAACGAATCTAGCAAATATAAATCTGAACCATCTGTAAGAGTTAATTCTTTTTCACAAAAAGCTATAAAGCCCTCAACAGCTTTATCGTCATACCAGTATCTTGGATCATCTATCAATGCATCTATTCTTTGCATTTCTAATGATATCATCTCACATACTGGTATCTCTCCTCTTATTACCTGGTCTCTGAATCGCCCATAATATATAGGGGTGGCTCGATTCGACAGCATAGTATCACCTCTTTACGCTTCGTGATGCATTGGCCATTTATCGGCCTCCACTCTTATTCTCCATAAAAGTTCCTGAGCTTTAGTTTTATAAGCATCAAGAACAGACGAACTCTGAGGTGGATCGAACAAAGTCCTAAGATTAAGATACGTGTAACTCTTAACCATATTAAGAGCAACATCTTCATTACCTATAAAATCCTCCCATTCTGATGAAGCCGGATTGTTCAAATCCAACTGGAATGGTTCAGAACCAACACCGACTTGATAAAGCTCCGCCAGACATGTGTTTATATGAATTATTAAGTCTGTGTCGAAAGCATTGTAGTCAGGTTCCATGCCGAGCATTAATTTCATGCTCGCAAGTATACCTTCGGTATTAACTGTTGGTTCAGACATAAGTTTTACATCTCCGGGACTTATCGTCTAACTCCGGAGCCTCCTCAAAAGTCATAAGAAAGGTCTTCATAGCGAATCCTCTGGTGCCATCCGGAAGCTCGATGTTATACCAGATGTCATCGAAATCGCTGATGATCCTTACTTCATCGCCTTTATCAATTAATCGTATAATCTCTCCTTCAGGATACTTTCTTATTCGCAGCTTATCCACTTTTATAACCTTAGCCAGCATGTTAGTCCCGATCTCACGCTCGAAATGATAGAGCTCTTCAGTGTTAGCAAAAGAAGGAGTGAGATCTTTCTCTTCTACCTGCTTGTTTTCCCTAAGGAATCTCTTACGATCTTTATCTTTCTTATACTCTTTTGCCTCATCAGCATTATCGAGATTGATCTGTTTAAAACTCATCTTGTTTCTCCTTTCCATGGACAAGTATCGTTAGGTCTTCGTTCTACGAAGTTTGTTTTTACAAGTAAACTCTCATCGCCATAATGTATAGCATTATGAGTTGAATGGGAACAGCATATTAAGTATCTGGGATCGAACAATTCTGGACCTCCATCCTCTATTTCTTCAAGAGTTAATGGATTCATATGATGTACTATGATCTTGTCGTAAATTACTCTATCCTCTATACCTAAATCGCAACCACCGTCCCTTATTATTACCTCTCTTCTAGCATCTCGCCATTCTTTCGATTTATAAAAAGCTTGATTGAAGATTCTATCCCATCCAAACGTATCAGATCCTACTCTTCCACCCATTCTAAGGTATTTGTATCTGTCTTCGAACGTTGGTAATAAGATTAATTCATTGTAATTCTTTTTCAATAGTCATCATCCTCATCTTCATCGTCAGCGTGACCAGTATAAAGCTTCATTGCCTGAACAGCATCTGAATATATCTTCTCTGTTTGCTCTGCACTACGAATAGCATGTTCTCTGGTCTTAAGTAAAGCTGTTTCTTTCTCAAGCTTTTCTCTTTCGAGGCGAGTTTTCTCAGTTCCCATCTTTAGAAAGTGAGTTATTACTGAGGGTGATGCCGAACCATCTTCTAGCTGACTAAGCGCTAATGCAAAAGATGCATCTATGCAACGCTGTTCTGCTATTTCAGGTGTCGGAGCTGGCCGTTTTTGTTTGGTGGCTGTACGTGCCATAATTTTCACTCCTTTCTATGTCTTCTTTTATGCGAAGAACTTCTTCAGCATAACTAGAATATCCATGATTGTTGTATCTATACAAAGCGATACCCTCTCCTAAATTGTAACACATGAGAGCTAGACCAGGATCCTTGTAAGTGGTGATTAATTCACTTATTAAATCTGTGCCTACAAGTATGTTGCTGTAAGGATCCCAAATATCAGTCACGTCTAGTCTATTCATGCGGTCTGTATGACAGGAGGGGATGATCTGCATAAGACCTACTGCACCGTAACCCTTTGCTTCAGGGTTGTATCTTGACTCTTTCTGTATTATAGCTAATATCAACGACGGTTCTACATTAGGATAGAGCGTGCAAATATTAGAAACCATGAAACTTACTCTATCTTTGTTACGTTCTTCAGGAGTTCTATCGTCTACTAGATGATTAACTACTTTAGGAGCTGGTAAGGACATGGCTATGGTCGGCAAATTGAACTCTCCTTTAGTAAAAGCATATCGAGTATCGCTCATAACTAAGTCCTTTCTTAAAATATCAGTTTGAATTGGGTGGCTAAGTATTAATAGTCCTATAAGAATTGACATAATTGACAAACTTGGTAAGACTTCATTAATACTTACTGATTCTTTTCTCATACTTTAATCCTCATCTAAATATCTTTAAATTAGTTTTGGTTAAGATGATGAGACTTTATGACTACTTTTAAAGGGTGTTGCAGGGGCCATTCTAGGGGCCACCATCCCGACACAGCCCCCGCGGAATATCACCCTAACCAAAACTAATTCTACTAGCATTCCCCCCGGAGAAAATTTAAAG